AGGTTTATGAACTTGCCACCGTTGAGAGATTGGTAAATGTATGGTCTCAAGAAAGAGCCATTGTAAAATTCAAAAACATACAAAGTCGAAAGAAAAAGTCCGTCTGACAATTCCACAGGTTCGTTGAATCGAACAATATCACCTTCATAGATTTCGTTGCCGTCTTTGTCTTTGAGACCTGTGTATTGCTGAATGGTATGATTGTCATATGATGAACTCCATGATTTACGGTAATCGCGATGCCAATCATAAATGAGAACATTGCCATTATTACGGATAGCAATATCATCAGCATGTAAAAATGATTTATCCTCTTTCGACCACACTCTAAATTTAATTTCCTTCATTTCTGTTCTAGTAGTTCAGCGTTTTGTAAATTTATCAATGACTAATGATGTGGAAATTTCAACGAATGCAACGACAAACCATGCAATAAGAATCAGGTAGTTTAAAACGGTTCTCATTTGTTCTATTAGACTTGTTTACACCTTGTCTTCTGGCATTTCTTCAACATATGGAATAGGTTCATATCCATGGTCAACAAGGGATTGAGATAACTCCTTGACCTTTTCAAGCAAAGGACCGGGGTTGAGTTGACTATTTTTGAGAAGTTTATTCAATACCTTGATTTGTAAGGAAATGGTTTTGTCGAGTGTCTCAATAATTGCCTGATCTAGTGTTTTGATATTCATGATTTATTCTTGTTCTCTTTGGTCGTATAATTTTTTAAATTCTCGGTCGTAAACCTCTTCAAACTTATCTCTAACTTTATCAAGATTTGAGAGTGCTGTATCAGCGTAACCAGTTAAGTGATACTGTAGAATTTTATTTCTATCACGATCAAATTCTTGCACCACAACACTTTTCATATAAGACATCAGACTGAGAATACCCATCGCATCAATGTCATTGAGAGCACGATCAAGTGCTATTTGATTGTCTGATTTCTTTTTCAATGTTCTAGTAGTTCGGGATTTTCAAACAGGTTTCCGATGACTTCAGTTGCATCGCTATAATAAATTCTCCAACCTGTATGTGTAAGTGGCTTCCCGTCTTTTTTTGCAAAAGACCAAGCAGAATAAAAATTATCCCATATCACTTGAAAATAATTATATGACACAGTATTATCATTTTCGAACAATGGAAACACGATAATATCCCCTTCATAAATCTCAACACCGTCTTTGTCTTTCAAGCCAGTGTATTGCTGGTAAGTCAATCCATCTGGATGTTGCTTCCAGTAAAATGTATTTGGAAGAATTTCTCCGACGCCATGCTCATCTGTTCGCATTCTCCAGATGTGTTTGTTTGAGATCCATTCTTTTTTCAAATTGTCCCAAACGCGAAATTTAAGTTCTCTCATGCTACGTCAAAAGTTTCTTCGTTTGTTGAAGATTTCATCGTTCGTATGCCAGTAACGGTAAACTCGAAATCATCTTTGTAAGTATGTTCTTTTAAGAAAGCTTCTCGAAATCCGCCAATTTTGTTTTTGATGTAATCGATTTGCTCTTGTGTTGGCGGTGAGTCCATGTATATTACCACGCTTAAAGCTGCTGGATATTTATTAACAGTTTCGAGCTTTTCGGCTTTTTCAATTTCCGATTCTTTATGTTTTCGATCTCTCGCAATAGCTTCAAGAGTCCAGTTTCCAACGGTTTTACCCGCTTTAAGATCTTTTTCGATTATCTTTAAATTCTTGATTCCTTGATTATAATATGCTGATACCTGTTTTCTATAATCCTCAAGTGCCTCCTGTTCTTGACCTTCTTTAAAATTCCCGCCAAAGCCATGATTAAACCATCCTTTTGTTGGGTAAATTGAACATGGTCGTTCGCAACCATCCTCATCAGGAACGTCGATTACATTTTCAAACAAAGGATTTTCATCTTCATATTCGTCTCCGACGCCACATTCTCCGACTCTTCCCGTAAGAAATGCGCAAAGTTCACGTTCAAAATTTCCAGCGTATTGTTCTGTATCAATGATGATACCGTATGTTGTTTTTTTCATTTCTTTATTTTATTACAGTGTTTAATCTATAAAATGCTTGCGTCCATCAAGAATGATTTGAGCAGCAAGCTCATCATCAAATTTGTATTCAACATCGGTATTATCAATCACCTGTTCAAGCTCGGCAAATTCATCATTCACCATCTGTTCAAGTTGATCCCTTTCATATTTCTCAGGGCAGGTCTTGATATCCATAAGCAGTTTGTGATACTCAGGATTGAATTCTTTAACATTCACCATGTATTGACCATCGGTGAAAAATTGAATGCCCACTCTGCAAAGACGCAGAATCTGAACAAAAGATTCGAACTTTCGTGCAAAAAAATGACAAATTTGACTAAATAATATTATGAATGATGACATTGAAAAACAAATAAAAATAATTGAAGATACTTATCCATCTCCACAAAAAGCACAACGAGAATTATTTAAGATAGGAGTTAGGCGATGTTGTAATTGTAAAGATGTGAAATATTTAGAAGATTTTGGAAAAAATAAACATTTATACAGAAGACGATGTAGAAAATGCGAAAATGAAATTGGCAAGAAGAGGTGGCACGACAGCAGAAAAACACAAACGTTGGAAGAGGCTATACGTTATAAATTCTATCAAGCAAAATATCGAAGTGGTCAAAAAGGGAGAGCGTTTAATTTAACAGTTGAAGACGTTGTAAATCAATGGAATAAACAGCAAGGATATTGTTATTACACCGGATTGAAAATGAAAGTGACCCCCAACAACCCTGATCATTTTTCTATTGATAGAATCGATTCCAAAATGGGCTACGAACCTGATAACATTGTGATATGCACCCATGTTATAAATTTAATGAAAAAAGATTTAAACAAAGATGATTTTATAAACTATTGCATGTTGGTTGTCAGTAACTGGTCGAAGAACCCGAAATAACATTCATTACTTTGCTTTTAATCGATTTTGCCGTATTTTTCTTGGAGTTGTTTCAGCAGTTGCATTTCCTTTTGCTTGGTCAGTTCTGCTTGTTCAGCTTCATACAGTTTGTTCGCAGTGTTCCATTTCTTTAATTGGCTCTTGTATTGCCTATAATCATCGTCATACTTTGCTTTCTCCTGCTCGTAATTAGGATTTTTAAAGTTTGGCTTTGCAGACTTCAACAACTTCATAGCAAATGGATCATCATAATCATAATCTCTTGCGAGATAATAATCATAATCAGGATCAAAATTCAATTTTTCATCTTCGCTGATTCTTTCTACAGAAATCACCTCGCCGCCTTTGTAATATTCAAGAGGTTTGATTGGTCGTGTGATAAGAATGTATTCCTTTGATTGCATATGTTTATTTTATTACTGCTCCTTACTTCTTGATCTTAATCTTGCTTACATCAACACCAAACTTACTTGCAATATCTTCCAATGTCAATTCTAATGCTGGTGCTGTAAGAGCATTGAACTGTTCTTCTGATAGACGTTTACCATCGACACACCATTCTTTATATCCATCAGCATATTCAACTGCTGGTCCATCTAGGCGGTGACAGATAGTCATCGCTCGGTCTTTGTAGTAAATCTTATGACCACATTTGTTAATGTATATGTATTGTTCTTGTTGCATATTAAGCTTGTTTTTTGTAATTATGTTTTTCTGCTTCTTCTGGACTCAGCGTAGCATACCATCCACCCCTTTTACAAAGACTGCCTCTGTTTCCAGTATATTGACAAATAGTAGATGATAGAAATTCAGCGAAGCTAATCATACCAGCAACTTTTTTATCACCACCGTCATAGTAAACTCGGAGTTGTCCGAACTTTTCTTTGATCTGATCAATCGTAACAGGTGGAACTGGTGAGATATCCCACTTGTAGTATGGATAGAAAATCTTTCTGATTTTATTCAGACAATTCCAAATACCCATTTTGAGTTTATTTTCTTCTTGAAACTTAGCTCTTTGTGCAGCGGTGAGGAAGATTTGTTTCTTATATGGGTTGAGTCTATTGTAGATAGGATCGAAGACCTTTGAGAAAATCTTCTTATAGAACCATTCTTTAACAATTCGAATCGGCTTGTATTTCTCCGTATACACTTGCTGCATGCAGCAATATGATGACAGAGCTTTACACAAATCATCCACAAGATTCTCCCAACCTACAGGACACCAAATACCACATGATGGCTGAATTGGATTGCCCTGCTCATCTTTAGGAAAGAGAGTGGGATACCGTTTAATTAAATATTCATCAAATGGAACGCTTGAGTCTTTCAATTTCATCTTTTAGTTTTTGGTTTTCGGTTGCGAAGAATGCATTTGCATTTCTGAGATTTTCTAAATCTTTAGGAAGACATGGAAGCTTACTAAAGCTGACAAGGTGATCACAATAATCGGAGAGATGTTTGTAATCTGAATATTTTACATAATCACCTTCCGGGTGAGTATAAAGTCCAGCTGATGTGATTTTATAAGCATGGGAGAAATTCACCCGGAAGATGTATCGATCAACGGTAGACATATTAGATCGCCCTGTAGTCGGTAACAGTCTTTTGGTATGGCTCGACCTGATGAATACAATCCAATTCTAGCTCACTACCGTTGTAGGATTCATAATATCCCGGAACCATCCAGAACGTTTCATTGATGTCATTCTGAGTGACCTTGAGAACAACATAATGTTCTGATCCATCACCTTCGCCGCCGCCATGACGATAGTGATTTTCAATCTTCCAACCATCACCAAATTTCAACTCTACATCGTCATGAGCGAGTCCATACACACTAGAAGTGTATTTAAGATTCTTGAAGAATGGCAGATTGGCTTGATTTTCTGACATTTGGATAACACTAATGAGGCTCTTCTCGGTAGGAGTCCAACCATTGAACTTATTCTTGGATGCGATTTCAGCCTTGAGTTGTTCCTGTCGAGCGATTTCATCCTTCAATGCCTTTTCCTGCTTCTTCTTGACAGCTTCAAGATTGGCAAGCTGTTGATTGAGGGATTCGATAGTGGTGTCGATTGATGCTGGAGTATTAGTTTTCATATTTTCGTAGTTTGTTTTGAGATTCTGCTTGTTGAAATTTTTCAATGTAGTTTTTGTCTTTGCATCCAGTTAGATGCTGGAAATTATCCAGAATGAAGAACTTGAACCACCCGGATGACATCGTGGTTGCAAGTTTCTTGAGACTTTTTCCATATGCAGCAGCATGACCGCATGTGAAATTAGAAGGAATGTGATAACGCTCAAGAGCAGTTACCCAAATTTCTTCTTTTGTCATGAGTATTTTATCATCAAATGAAAGTTTGTCAAATCCTGATTGAGAACAATTTACACCTTCGACAATCAGTTTTTCATAAAGCGGTTTGTCGTAAACGGCAACAACTTCATGGATATCATCGTGGATGTATTTACGAGGAACTGCATCCTCGAAGAATGTAGTGCTCGTCTTACCTTTGAGACTTGCCCACTTCTTACCGTGAACGCCAATCCAATCTTTAACAAGACGGTAATACAATTCTTTGTCAACCACGCATCCCCGCTTTTTCAAAAAGAGAATGTCTGCCATGGTTTTCTCCCAGTGAATATCCCAACCCGAATGTGATTGCTTAATCGTTAGCAGAAAATTAGGATCGACGTAAATATTACTCTTGTTGTTATCAAGAATGTATTGAAAGCTGTCAACCCAATAATGCTGCGTCTCCCTAGACATATGAGGAGTTTTTGAAATAACATCAAGGTCTTTGGGATTTCGTTTGAAATCCGGGAACCACGCTTGCATTGCGTGTGAACCGATGATTAGTGTTTCTCTAGGCATGTTAGTAGAATACGTCAGTGTTTAATTCATGTCCAGAGGTAGCCTGAATACTTGACGATTGTAGTCATAGCGTCTAAATCACGACGATCTAGCTCTTGTAAATCTTTATAACAATCCCAATTTTCTTCAAGTTTTGGACGTTCATTCTTGATGTAGTTGTAAACTCTTCGAAGTTCTCCGTCAACAGCTTTTACATTATCAACATATTCCTGCTTAATGTAGCCCGCTTGAAGATCTTCAGAGAAATCAAATTGATCCTTAAGTCCTTCTTCATTCTCAACATAATCGATGAGAGTTTCAAACAGAACAAGCTGAATCAATTCAGGCTTATCCATCCAATGATTAGGAATCTTCTTGGTCAACCAGCGTTGCTTAGGGCTGAAGAATTCTTTAATTGATAACCAGATGCTTTTCATTTTTGTATTTGAATGATATTTCGATGTTGTTGTTGCTCATTGATTTGATCCATTCGATGTGTGGTTCAAGCACACTAAATGGTTCACCACCTGCTTCCAATATGGCAATTGCCATGCTCTTGAAGTTATTGAAAAATAGTTGGTCTGCGTCAGTATCTAATAGGTTATTGTCACACATAAAAAAGAGAATGGAGATATCATACCCCCATTCCCTTGATTTGTCAAGCTTTGTTTATTACAATCGATTGAAGTAGATACTGTATAATATTACAAAACTTAACGAGATCGTCAATATAACTTCGCTGATGTTCATGATGTTTGAAGGTTATGGCAGTGTTTTATTTTTATGGCGCTCAATAAGAAACTCTCTCACATCCTCTTCAAATGGATCTTCAGGAAAATCAACACCGTAGTAATCTTGAATTTTGAGATAATTTGTCTCGTAGTTATCATCAATACCGATGAATTGTATCTTACCTTGATTTTCCCGAGGTATAAGATTGTCAATCAAAACGTTATTTGGATTGGCGTATTCATGTGGAGTGATTGCACCATATCTACCACCATACGCTGTAGAAACCCAAACTCTTGCAGCTTCTTGATCTTCACGCGCAAAGATGTCCTTTGGATCAAAATCCCAACCAGCAAGTTCGTTGATTTTTTCAGCATAATCTCTGGTTGCTGTGGTGAGAATATGCACGTTTTCCTTGCCGACCAATTCACGACTGAAACGAATCAGCGCATAACTGCATGGACGAATGATTGTGTGGTATGTAAAGCCACCATCACCAAGAGAAAACTGAACATGGTTTTGGTTTGGTTCATCCCAAAGTGTATGTATCATAGTCTCGTCGATATCAAAATAGATTTTGTTTATCATAGTAATTTAGTTTTATTGTGTTTCTTCTCCGTCAAGCCAAAGTTGCTTTAAGACTTCTTTGATGTTTTTCGCTCCCCATTGGTTTGCGCTGTGAACGTAGCAGGTTGGAGTTTTGATCCTACCAGACTCGTTCCACTTGTCAATCAAATATTCAGCGCAATGTTTGCCGCTTTTGGTAGTTATATCATCATAGTTAATTATGCCAGTTTTGCTTGTTACTACATGGTAATATCGCTTCATCTCATCGGATAAGTCGTGATCAAAGCTGATCACATCAGGAATACCGTTCTTCTCAATATACGCTACGAAATCTTTATAAGTTCGAACAATATCCCAATTACCATTGGGAATACCACAAATATTTTCGAGGGATTTACCAGAAATGATTTGCTTTTTTTCGTCTCGTCTTGGGTAGATCCAAGCGTCTTTCGGAAAACGGATGTCGTCTAAGAATAGGTTCATTTGTTTAGTAGTTAGAATTTAAAGCCTGACATGCAGGTTGCACAGATGAATAAAAATGTCCCAACAATCAATGCTGCTGAAACCGCCAATGCTGATAGCACCCAGCCCCATAGTGGCATTGTTATTGTATATGAGTGTGTGAGAAAGTCAATCATGATTATTTTTCAAATTTTGCCTTTAACGCTTCGTATTGTTTGCGTTCGTATTCCAATCGACGTTCATCACGTTCTTTTTCAGCGGCAATTCGATTGCTTTCTTCTAAATCAGTTTCAAGTTTATCACCATACAGATCATAATAATAACCACCTTCATATACACTCTCTTCTACAATTCTAAGATTTGTATATTCAGAATATCTCTTTTTGTAATCTTCTAATTGTTTTATAGTGTCGTCAAGACTACCTTCAATTTCAAGCCTCAACAGTTCTTTAGATTTAATTTTTTTCATTCTTTAATAGTTGTTCTATGTCTACTTTTTGATAGATTGTGCATCGACTGTGTGAATATTTGTCAGGATTCTTTTGAATATCTTCAATTGATACCCAATTGTATGATGTGGACCGATCATCTGCCCATGCTACAAGATAGTATAATGTTTTTTCTTTCATATTAATTCGTAACTTTCCCATTCAATAAGCCCTTTAGGATTAGAGTTGCAGCCTCCACATCCACCGTCTCTACCTTTGCAGATACTACATTTTTTACTTTGCTTTTGTTTCTTTAGAGAGCGGATCATTCCATGACCTGCACAATGATAGCAATTCGTGGTCGTCTCATGACCACAGAAATATCCGATTTCCCCTTCGCCATCACAAGCTGGACAGATAAGAAGGTTTTGTGATTTTATTAGTTCTTTAATTGTGCTTGTCATAGTCTGTCTCTTTCTTCGAATTGTTCACCTTCGCTCTGAAGTAATTTTGCAGCGGCAATAAGAAATTGATCAGGTGTAGCAGAATTGACATCGCTACCAGACATAAATTTGTAGTCAATCAATTTATGTTCTTTGTCAAAGTCATTCATCGCTACCATGAAATCTCTCAAGTCTTGAGCGTGTTGTTCATCTCCATTTGGTTTCTTCTTGTTTTGTTTCTAGTTCTTTTATTTTTGCTTTGACGGCGCGGACGAGTGAATAGTAATGCTTACCTTGGTCATTGTCAATGAATTTGTCGTTCTCATCGTAACATTCTTCGTATCTTTCGATCAAACTGAGAACTTCAAGCATTTCAGATTCTCTAATTCCAATATAATCATCATCACCATAAGTAAAATGCCGAACTTCATAGTAAGAATTTGTTATTTTCTTAATAACCATTGTAGAGTCATCAAGAAAACAATTAATGAATAGTGCAAATAAGTATTCAACATCTTCAAGTGTTGTGTTGCCTACACCAAACAACTTATAACAGCTTTGGGAACGCAGGTTTAATGTTCGTTTGAGAACTTCCCAATCTTTGTGTTTCTCAAATGCAACCTCCAAACCTTTAAGACGTTCATTGAAATTTGCCGTTAGCCTATCTAAAATATGTTTCATAGTAATGGTAGTTTATCAGTGATCCCTTCAAAATTGTAGTTTAGTTTTTAAGACCATCCGATGTAATGTTCCCATCCTTCAGTGCCATAGAAATCTTCATCAGACGCTTCTTGCACCATACTTTCCAATTTAGAAACATAGTATAAAAAATCGTGGAGATCTTCGACAGTCGCATGACCGCACATCATTTTACCTCGGATTATATTAATTTCTTGTTCAGACTTTATCGGTTTCATATTTTTATTCATAATATCATGGATTTTTGGATTGTCAAGTGTAAATACATGTATGGCTAAAAGACCACAAATTCGAGGACTCTACAAAATAGAAAGTCAACAAACTAAAAGAGTTTATATCGGGATTGCAAATTCTATAGATCGAAGATGGCAATATCACAAAAACTCGCTGGCATCTCAGAAACACAAAAATATTATTCTACAGAATCATGTTAATAAATATGGATTTGAAGACTTAATTTTCAGCATCCTAGAGATTTGTGAGAATTTAACTTTTGAAGAATTAAAGCTTAAAGAAATTGTCACTATTAAAAAATTTAAATCTAATGGAACTCTGTTATTCAATTTAACCGATGGTGGAGATGGAACTCTAGGACAGGGAGTGATACCATGTAAAATTAAAAATATCTATACTGGTGAAATTTTAACCTTTTCGAGTATAACAAATGCATCTGAGTATATAGATGTTGATAGGTCATCTATGGCAAAATTATTAAAAGGTAAAAAGAAACAAATGAAAGGATGGTGTTCAGCAGAGTTGGAATATGATCAATCTGAATTAAACAGAAAAAATAGAGTGTTATATCATAAAGACTATGGAGAGGTTAAAGTTGGGGAAAATATGTGCGCATTTGCCAGAAAATATAATTTAAATGAAAAAGTCATACACCGTCTATTTACAACGCCAGATAGATACAAAAGCCACAAAGGGTGGACGACCTACGATCCAAAAATTGAAAAAAGAATTCATATGAAACATAGAAGGGTCGCTTGTTATGATAAGCAGAAAAATTTGATCAAAGAATTTGATTTTATTTCCGAAGCTGCTAGAGAATATGATTGTGACTCATCCTCTATAAATCAAGCTTTAGCGAAACCTTTCATGAGAACGTCTATGAAATTGTATTGGAGTTACTTATAGTAGTGGTAAATGATCAGTCAACCCTTCAAATTTATGACAAAAATGTGGTCCGATTGCGCAGCATGTCATTGTAGGAACTCCATTGAATTCGGTTGCTCCGTTGTCAGTGATCATATGAGAGATCAAACCATTGTCAAGTGCCTTCTGATGTAATTCACGAAGTTCTTCTTCGCTGTTCACATAGACACAAATTTTACGAAATGAATTGTTAAGCCAGTGATTGATTTCTTCTACTTCTCGCCAATCGTAAATTGTCTCCGTGGAAAATTCGAACCCATCATTCACAGATGCCCAATACATTCCTTTCGTGAGGAATGCCATGCTGGCGTGACTGCCTTGCGCAATCATTTTTCCTTTGCGCATGTTCAGATCTTTGCGCATTACGATGACTTGTTTTGTATCCATTTAATTGAAGTATTCTTTCTCTGCATTATACAACGCTTCTTCGATTGTCAACCCTTCAAAAAAACGTTTCGGTTGATACATCGCGCCAAATCCAATAGACCAAATTTGTCCACGGTCTTGAGTAAGAATTCGGGTTATGGTCGTCCCATGAATTCCTTCGGCGTGAGGGAACAATTTTTCAATCTCAACGATTCGTTCATCTATTGTATTCATGCTTACCAGTGTCTTATTGTGTTAGCGATAATAAAGAAGCAGGTAATGAGGTTAACCACCCAGAACACAGTTCGTATGATTGCAGCAATGTCTGCTTCTCCATCATGATCAGTTACTTTCGGACCCATCGCCTTTGCCCAAATTCTCTAAATTCTTTTTATGCTTTTCAATTTTTAATTTTAGCATTTATAATTCGACAGTCTTTCGTCTCAAATGAGTATGTTGGCGTTCCTTCATATCGAAGTTCTCCGTCAATTTCGATACCAATATTTGGCCTCTTGTATCTAAGAATACCAAGATCGCTATCGTAAAAACCGATAAGCTCTTCAGGATCAAGTTCAGGTGCGTCCCATTCAAAAGAATGCATGTTGAAGAATACTTCACTTGGACCATCATCGGGAAATTCTTCCAACCAAACGTAAGTGGTTGAAGAGTTCAGTTCGACTTCACGAACTGTATATTCTTGACCCTTCTCTAGCAAGTTAAACTCAGCTTGAGCGGTTTGTGGAATGAACGCGAACTTAGCAGCTTCTCGAAACTTGATCTTTTGACCGACCTTCGGAAGCCCGTGAAGGATTTTGTGTTTGTCGAATAGTTTGCCCATGGAACGTAAAGTAGGTCAGTGTTTTATTATTGATCGTAATCCATATTGAATTGGATTTGGCTGTTGTCACAGCGACGTTCAAATTCAGATTTGGTGATTTTACACACAAGATCGGTATTGTCAATATACCAACCTTTGGTATCCACAAATTCCGCTGTTTCGCCGTAGATTTCCGCCAGCCATTTAAAAGCGTTTTGCTTTTTAAAGATATTGTCATAATTGGTTCTGTATTCGTTGGACGCCACCTTGGACTTGATTTCATCTCCTGTAATATCATTCCTGCTCATATTTTTTTATAGTTTTCTACAGCGATTTTAATTTTATAAACAACGTCATCGTAATCTTCGATCTCAACGATTGCGATCTTTTTAAATTCATTGATCGTGGTTTCGATGTAATCGATCAATTTGGATTCTTCTGTTGCTGTCATGATGTGCTAGGGGTGAATTTGTTTTTGTAGAATTCAACGGTCGCCTTTAAAGCATAGCTGAAGTCCATTGGTTCAAATGCTCTGGTGTAATTTACTGTATCAATAGCATAGCGAAAATCATGACCTTTACGATCTTCTACGAATTCGATGAATGAATTTGAATCGACCGTAGCATCTGGATGCAGAATGTCAATGATTTCTCGAATCAATTCCAAATTTGTTTTTTCCACACCGCTGCCAATGTTGTATACTTTACCAGATTCGCCACTTTCAGCAATTTCAAGAATACTCTTATTGTGGTCATCAACGTGAATCCACTCTCTAATATTGGTGCCTTGACCATAAACAGGAATCTTCTTACCATTTACAACATTCTTAATAATGGTAGGAATGAATTTCTCATCATTCTGATGCGGTCCAAAATTATTACAACAACGAGTAACAATAATATCTATACCAAATGTGCTTTGGAATGACAATGCAATTAAATCACTAGCAGCTTTAGAAGAAGAATATGGACTTCTTGGATTGAGAGGAGTATCCTCTGTAAATGCAGGATCATCTAAGTGTAAATGGCCATACACTTCATCTGTAGAAATACAGATAATTCTAGCGTTAGACTTTTTCTTTAATAGATATTCCAATAATACAGCAGTCCCATAAGAATTATTGTATACAAAGGATGATGGATTGGTAATAGATCTATCTACATGAGATTCTGCTGCAAAATGGAATACATAATCATAATCAATAGTATCTATATATCCCCCAATATTATCAATATCACATACACTACGAACTATTTCAGTATAAGTATTATGATTAATAAACTTAATAGACCTTATTTCTCTCCATCCCACTCCTTGTTTATCTATATTTATAATATTAACATAAGTATAATGTTTATTAATATATTCTATAAAATTACTTCCAATAAATCCATTACCTCCAGTAATTAATATGTTTTTGTGATTCAGATTGAGCATACCTACATTTAGCACCAAATGCTCACTTGTCAAATCCTTTTTCTGTGGTTAAATAACACTATGGAATACTTTGCAGACGATGACGATTTAGATGCGGAACTTGACGACGTTGCCAATGACATCATCAACCAACTCAAAAATCAAACAAAAAGCTTGAAAAATGTAGAACGTGAATATCCTGAACTCACTCCAGAACAGGTTGATGCGTTTGTGCTTAAATACGGCTCCATTGCGGTCATAGAGCTTGCTGACGCTCTTAAGAGTCAGACAGAAATAGTTCGCCAAACAGGAGACGACAAGCAGGTTGTAGCCCTTGCAGAGCTTGCTAAATCATTCCAAGGAAACCTTGAAGTATTGCAGAAAAGAAACATCGCTGACAATAAAAATCAAACTGCGATCAAGATCAAAGAGATGGACATTGAAAGCAAGAAAGAAACTCAAGAACGCGAAGAAAATCATCGCATTACAATGAGCCGTGAGGAACTTTTCAAAATCATGATTCAGCAAAAATTGGCTGATAAGCAGCCAAAAGATGCAAAACCATCAGACGACGTTATTGACATTTGACGGTTTTGCGCCAAGCTGTCCTTGGTTGCTGTTCAGATAGTATTCAACATTCTTATCAACACCATCCACCTTGAAAGACTTACTTCGTTGATCAAACGAATCAATGACATTTCCAAAAAGGTCGCATGTAAGGGTTTCTGTGGCTCCGCTCTCGTTAGTGTATTTTTTATTGATTTCATAGTTCTTAGAATTTGAAGTGTTACTGTTAATGTCAAATGGATTATAGGTCTTGTTGTCTACAAAAAGTCTATAATTCTCAGAGTTTAAGTAATTGGATACTTGATTAAAAATATTTGAACTTGATGCGTTTAAAACGGCTGCTGTGCCTGTATCTTTAACACAATACGAACCGTGTGCTGTATTGAGCCAACTACCGCTCGATTCTGAATTATATCTACCTTGAGGATTCTTGTCTACAAGAGGTAAAGTATTGTCAGCAAAAATGCTACCACTCATACCGCTTCTAAAAACTTCTTCGCTCTGACTCACAGAGTTCTTAATAAGAGTTTTAAGAAATGGAGGCAGTTTATTCTGAATATCATTTGATGTGCCATTTGGAACATTGGCTTTTGGAGTAATTGGGGTGCTGCTGCATCCAAACTGAACATTACCACAGCTTCCCATACAGCTAGGAGTTTGAATGAAATAATTTTTACCTTCACCTAGAGTAGCAGCATGTGATGCCAATGGAGATGCCAACAATTGGGATACATAGTATTTGATACTGTATTCGTCTAATTGAGAACCTTCATCGTTTAATTTATTGATGAATTTTTCCAATTGATTTAACCCAAGTTCAAATACCTTTTTGAACTCTTCCATGAATTCAATCTCTTTGTCTGAGAAATTGGCAAGAACGTTTAAGTTCTCCACATTGGATAAATCATCCTTTGTGAATAACACAGTTCTTAGAAGTTCTATTTGATTACGCATATTATTAATTATATCACAGTATCAGAATACAAATTTTGTTTTCTGGTATCAAGCTCTTTATTTCTTTCTAAATTCAATTTCAATATATTTTTACTCTTTGTTGCGGTCGGACCAACATACGTTTTACAACACATCATTTGATTTTGATAAAGATCTCCTACAAAAACGTGGCGAAGTTCGCTCACAAACCATCGGCCTAATAATTTTTCATCACTTCTAAATATCTCAGCGCCTCTAGTAGAATAGATGTCCATAAATTTTCCGCTAGTTCGCTTAGAGTCTCCGATATTGCTAAATGTTGATTGTAGATTATAAAATACCAACGCTGATGTCATTTCAGCTTCTACTAATTTAACACTATCTTCGATAGGATATGGAAGTCTGAAATGCACGAATTTCTTCTTATTACTCTCGTTTAAAACAAGGAATGGCAACACTTCACCTCCGAGAGATCTAAACACATCAACAAATTGAGTTTTCCATTTCGGTTTCAATTTATAGATATCAACTTTTTTAATTTTTTGTTCTCCTGAAATTGGATCGTATCCATGCACCAATCGACTAACAAAGAATTCATTGGTTACTGAGTAAAAAGGAGTTGAATAACTGATATTAGAGGTGGGGTCAGGCTTGTTCCTATTAACTTCACCACCAGTAGGGGGGTTGTTTGGGTTATTTGTATCAGCGCCTCCATACGACAAATCGCCCAAGGCAAATGCGTCCAGTAGATTTTCTGGTTTTTGATTGTCTTGGAATATTTTTGTAAGAGAAGTGAACGAGAATTGTTTGGTGATATGATCGTAATTTATAAATGCTTTTGTATGAATGTCCCCGGACTTCATGTAAAAGATACGCAAGAAATGATAAAGAAGATCGAGATATCTCCAGTTTACAGGAGGTATATAAGTTAAAGTGAAATCACCAGATTCCCATTTTCCAGAATTTACATAACTACCACCCAATAACTCCACAAACAATTCTTTAATTAAATCACCGACTTTACCTTCGTATTTTTTATTGTATGGAATTTGTTCCATAAATGGTATAGCTTTTTCATCTACCAACTTAAAAGTTTTAATATTTGAAGACCGAGTAACTGGATTGCCATGATTCGACTCATCTATAATAGCAAACGTGTTGTCGTATTTACGTTCATCTGGATCTGTCTTCAATTTGAAGTAAATTCTAATACGATCTCTACCATCACCTCTTAAGAAAAACTTATCGTTTTCTATGAAGTCATATGGATTTGCAATACTTATGGTGCCACTTTCGAATGGTTCGAAAAAGTTATCAACTAATGTCATTCCTCGAATAGCTGATTTTGTGAATTCAACTTCTAAGCCATCGGCATTTTTAAGTTTAAATTCACATTCATAATCAAGTCCATTTATTTTAAATGTTTCCATTAATAATGTCGTCCTCCGAAAATAGTAGAATTGGTTATATCAGAATAAATCAATGTGGTGACACCGGGATCGATGTAAGACAATTGAACTCCCCCATTTACATAAAATGGGGCTCCGTCAAACTTATCTTTATTTAGGAGATAAAGTATCCACCAACTTTGAATATCGCCATAAATTTTGTATGATATCGTGGTTAGCGCCATACGAGTTTTGACATCGTAAAATCCGAGGTAATCGCTATCAATTACTGGAAAATCAATCTTCTTCAATGTATTGTATGTGTAGAAATCCTTATCATCGAGTGATTGGGTAAACACTTTGAAAATACGTTCATAGCTTTTGATATTCAAAGCTTCTAATGCTGAGATTTGGTCCCTATATTGTCCTACGTCGATCATTATATTATTTATTGTTGAGGAGCGGCACCAGCAAATCCACCACCAGTTGTATTTGATAGATAATCGATGAAGTTGGAAGGTTCGATTGTGAGTGGAGTGAATGCCATGGTAATGCCATAACCTTCGGGAACGATTTTAGCTCCAATCATTTTACGTGCTCCCAAGAACTGAATAGACAATGCGCTGCAATATGCCCAACGCATGTAACGCCAGCCCTTTAATGTAACTTCATATATTCTAGGTGGGGTCATTGCAACTGATGTTTTTCTCGTTGGTCTATTATGCTTCATGAATTCTGTGATGAATTTATAGTTAAGTTCTACAGAATCAGCATTTATTGTGTTAGAAAGAACGAAGTTAACTTCTAATGGACCTTCAGAAGCTGACGTAAAGTCATAAAATTTAGGAGTTTCAATATATGATCCAGCATTGCCATCCCCATCTAATTTTGATAAAGTAGATCCAATAGAGGCGAAATCGTATCCACTATTTTTTATAAAAGATCCCAACATTCCAGCACCAGCAGCTGCCGTTTGAGCTAAATCTACAGCGGTTCCTCCAAGTGATTGTATTCCAGCATCTAATGCTTCTCCTACACCACCGCTTCCTCCAAAACCATTTTTAAAAGTATCACCAAATGAATTGGTAAAGCTTCTTATATTATCTCCGAAAAATGGAAATAAGTAATAATCATTTGTTGCTGTTGTGGCATCACTATACAGCTTATCATAAAATTTCAACGGATCTTGTTCTGTTACTACCGTAACGTAATTTCTAAACCTGTTAATAGTTAGATTTTTATCCAAATCATACGCTTTAACAAATAACTGCGGAGTATTATAACGCAAAGGGGAGCCCTTTGGCATACTTGTCCAGTCATAATCATTGATAATATCGTAAGCCATGTTAATATTTAGGCACCCAATCTATACACACTTGTGAAATAACCATCTCGATTATCATCAAATTCAATTATGTCTTTTGTTGGCATTGGATTTATTTGAGGTATATTTGGAATAGCCGCTGTTTGTGCAGAGGAGTTCATTCTCTTAAGCTCATTCAAGCTCATATTACCTATTGTAATAAGATTATTCAATGCGGTTAAGTGCTTTTGAGACAAAGATATCATTAAGCCCAAACGTTCAGTTTGAACAGAAGATATGTTTGCCATTCTTTGACCGACCTTATCATTACCGTTTTGAATGGCTTGTGCATTATTAACAGGTGCTTCGATAGCTGGCTTCAATGAATCTAAGGTGCCAGATGCAAATGATTTTATTTGTTCAACCTTAGTTGATACAGTGTTGGAGATACCGCTCCAAACATTTTTGAAAAAGTTTTTTGATTTCTCAAAACCAGAACTCACAGAATCTTTTAAATTTGATACCATTGTCGATGTTTGCATGGAAGAGGCGGCGTCCTCAGACACAATACCCAGCCACTCCAACGGCTTTCTTAAAACCATTGGTAAGTCTTTCATTTTAGAACGAACAAAATCTTTAACTTTACCAATCCAGTTAGTGTTAGTATTTCCAATTGATGTGTCAGTTGATTCAGTAGTTGAGAATAAAGACGACAACATATTGTAACCTTGTATAAGCATATCCATACCCGGAATGCTACGTGCTACGTATTCAAGACCCTTTAATATATCACCACTTGAAAATGAATCCCAAGCTTTTGAGAGATATTTAAAAGATGAAATAATTGGAATCTTTTCGCCGTTTGACCATATCCAATCGCCAATCGACTTAGCCCATGATGATATGGAGGAAGCGGCAGCTGCTATATTAAGATTCGGTTCTTCTGGTTTGGCATCTGGATTGAGATAAGCCATCAATGTATCAATACCTCGTATTATCAAGCCGCCGCCCGGTATGATAGCGACTATACCATAAGCGAGATATTTGAGAGCTTCATTAAGATTACCACTTTTAAACGAATCCCACGACATTCCCAGATATTTAAATGTTCCCAATAATGGAATATCTTTAGCGTTTTCCCACAAGAAACTTCCAATCGATTTAACCATATCTCCCAATATATCCAATTTAGAAAGTTTCGGCTTTCCTTCGCCTTGATCTGATTTATAATCGAGAAAAGCGTTAAGCGCATCGAGACCGAGTTGTATAGGTATTACAAATGCTGCTGCTCCGGGAACTAAGCTCAACAGTCCAACAAGAGCACTTACAGTATCAATAACACCACCGACAATATCACCGTCTTTAAAACGTATATACGCAAACCCTAATGATATAAGAGTTCCAATAAGTGGAATTTTTGTTAAAACCTTGGATAGCGGTTTGAGCACTTTAACGGCCATCTTTCCAAGAAATCCTTTTTCAAGTTTGGCCAAAACTTTACCACCCAAACCACCAGAAAATTCTCCTATAAATTTTGTAAACTTCCCTCCAAGTTTTCCAAAAAGTTTCTCAGGTAATTCTTTAAGCAATGTAAATACAGTTGAAACGACTCTTTTCAATATCGCTATCCCGCCTTCTATTCCTATTCTGGATAGAATTTTTAATGCTCCTCTAAAAGGACCATCATTCATCAAACCACTCACAAGAGCGGCTATGCCCCCAACAATTAACATCAACCCAGTTCCAAGACCAGACAGTAATGACATTTCTTCTTTGGGCTTTTGAGATATCGGTGTGGTTGCTTTGGTTTGTGATTTGGCAATACTACCTACGATTGTTTTCTCAGCAACATCCGGTTTTTTCGCATTTTGTATTTCAACAAATACGTCACTGAATATTTTTGCAAACTCAGTAGTTTTGTTTTTTTCTTGAGATGATAATGTATTTTTCGAAGCTTCTCTATTACCAATCGATGAATTAATAATATTGGTTTCTGCCAATTTATCTTGTTTTGGCATACCTTTATCACCTTCCATGGTTTGTAAAAAACCAAGAATTCGATTTAAAGTAGGTAATATTTCAACATTTGATTCCACATTACTTATTTAGAATCATGAATCAAAGAAAGCGACATCAACATCAATTAAACGATCAGAATCCTTAATACGAACAGTAAGAGCATCGTTTTCAAGAGTTTTGTAAGCTTGAATGAATGCAGTAATTTCTTTATTCAAGACAAGGGGTAGATTATTCACGATCTTAACTCTATCGCGAACAGCTAAATTACTAAAGTTAATTGAATCTTCTCCAATCGTCACGTTTTTGATGTATTTGACAATTTCAAATGTGTAAATATCTCCAACGCTTTTACCAATATCTTTATCAGCATCTTTCTTTAAAATATCGACGCAAGATGTTATAATTTGATTTTCTGCTACCAATGTAGGAATTTCCAATTCGAGGCTAATAATCCCTTGGATTTTTTTTGTTGTAGTGGGCTTGACCGACTTCAATTTTTCAATAACTTCAGACAACACATCGTATTTCTCATCGTCAAATTTAACAACCGTTCCAACGCTATTAGAGCGCAATTGAAGGGAGATTAAAAGTCTATCAACGACCGTTAGGTTTTTATCTCCTGTGTTTTCCAAAATTGCATCGTTGACTACTTTTTGAAACTTGAGAGCCCCTACAATACCTTCTGTAATTGTAGAAATGATTTCCTTTTGTTGTTTGAATGTCAAAGGCTCGCATTCAATTTGTTTGCCAGTAGATATTACATCAACCTTTAATTTATCAGATTTAATTTCGTTGATTTTTTCAAGAAATGACTTAACGTTGTCGTCCATATTTGCTATTTACCTGAAACTTTTAGAAATCAAGTCTTGGAGTGTTATTTTGTTGACTTTGCATTTCATCGTTGTATTTCTTCATGTAGAAGCTGATATCTTTAATGTCAGAGTCCATTAAAATATTTCCATCGATGCGCTTGGATAAGTAAAAAATAACATCTTGGAAATATTCTTTTGTGTAATTAGAAAACAATCCTTTTAAGAAAATATAAGGTTGGTTTGTGTAAAAATTAATTGTTATCGAACTTAACAGCGGATTATCAAGTTTGTAAACTTTAGATTTGTCTTTTGCAATATGTTCTGCTATCTTAGAGAATACCTTGGCTGGTAATTTATTGATAACCAATTGTTTATCAGATTTAGATAACGATGATAAATTTAAAGATATATCAGAAAACTTAACTACTTTCAATAAGTTATAAATAGGCATTACATCATTTGTATTGAACGTGAATTCTTCTGGTATCCCCAATTCATATGTGTTATCATTATCTTTTATAATAACAATATCATTTAAATTTTGAGACAGTTGATTTACAAGATAAGATAATTGAATTGTTATTTCTTTACCTTCTAATGAAAATGTTATAGTATCGCTAACATGATATTCCCATGCATTTAAAATAGATTTAAATTTTTCTTGAACGGTATCTCCTTCAAATTCATTCAAAAATTCATAGAATTTATCATCTCTTCCCGTTTCTATAAATGAGGACACTTCTTTTAATTTGCGGAATGATAACATTATCCAACTATTGGTTCATAATTCAAACAAGCCATCGTTACACTTTTAATAGTGAACGTGGTATTATCATAATCTAAAGTATAACCCTCAACAGCAGTCGGATGAACACCATTAAGCTTATAACCTTTTCTGAAGTTTCCTTGGTTATCATATTGCTTCACAACCATAGTGGCTTTTAAGCTAGGAGATCCATCTTCGATAAGTCCTTTTATACCTACTGCAATCATCCAAGGTCTAAAAAATTCATGCTCCAAATCTTGGGCAGTTTCCAAAATGTTAACAGAGAAAGTTCTGTTCAAGAAATTTATTCGATTATTCAGGGCATGAGTTGGTAAGAAACCACCTTTGCCTGTGCCAAAGTCCAACGCTACAAATTCTGATGATTCAGTTGGTAATGTTACACTCTGAGCAACTAAAATAGAGCCAGCATCACCTTTACTCATATCATTTGGCGTTGTATTAGCTTTCCATTTTTCACCTGCTTTTTCCAACTGATTATTTATCGCACCTGTTGTAACTCCATCAATTGAAATTGACCAAAAGACAGGGAGGCTCAAACAAAATTTGGCCTCCCTGCTAAATGATTGTAAGAAATCGTTGATTTGGATTGGCATTCCCATATCAACTATTTAGTGATCAACTGAAATCTTCATACCAGTGATAACTAAATGTAGCATCAAATGATACAATATCACCAGTTCCTTCTGCGATAGAATAAGTCAAAGCTCCGATATTACGAATGCCAACACCAATCAACTTGATGGTCTTGACGATTTGAAGTGGTTGACCTGAAGTTGCATTGATATCTCTTGTGCAAGGAATTGCAAGAATATCAAGAGTGATGGAGCTTTCTGGTCCGGGCATACAAAGATTCGCAGTAGTGTCTTCGTTGTTGAACGCTACTCGGGAAGCGTTTTCAAGCTTTGTTCTAAGATCAAGGGCTTGGTCTGAATAGAAGCTGATGGAATAACCTTCAGCACCTTCATAGGTAGCTCTACCTCCGATATTGAAAACTTGACCAGCATAACTGACAGTTTTGTTTTCAATTGTTCGGCCCGGTAAAGTTCCCGCCTTGGCATAAACAAGATCGGTTTCTCCCCTTAAGGAAAGACCCGGAAAGGAAATGTCTTTGATTCTAAATAGGAAGTCTCTGGCAAATTGCTTTTGGGAAGCTTGAGAGAAGAATGTTTCAATATTCGCTGGCATATAGTTATTTAGTTATGTGATTATCAAAAAGCGTCCGCGTCATACAAAAATACCAGATTGCCGCAATCGTAGATTCTCCTGTAACCCCTTTCATACATTAATTCTCTTTCTGTTTTCTCTTTATCAGACGCCGTTTTTATCAATGTGTGTTTTTGAAAATTCATTCTATGTAATAGAACGATGTTGTCTGATGTATAATAATAGTTTGGTTTTGATTTTGATATTAATTTCATATTTAATTTTTTATATAATTCGCCATTACTGTATCTCAAATCGCAATAAGATATAAATTTTTTAATGTTTGAATGTTTTAAAATTTTACTAGCACCCCCAATAACTTGAGTATTTAATAAATTACAAAATCGAATTAATTCATATGTTGATGCCCCTCTGGTAATTTTTCTATTTCCAAAACACATCAAAGATACCAGTTCATTATTGTAATATAACCCAATAGCTTTTGTAAATTTACAAGAACCTTGTCTATGATTTACATCAAGAAATTTTTTAGCAATATCCAAACCAACCTCACTGTATTTACATTTACGAGCATATATTTTATTAGACGTTTTTTTCAATTTATTACACAATATCGATTTTATTATATCTTTTTTCAATTTCCATTCATTGTCAAATATCGTAATCAAAGATATCCCTTGATCTAAACATTGTTCATACTTTTTTAAATGTTTATGTTTTTTATATGATTCATCTTCCGCGTTATTCGGAAATGTTGTTCCGAATGAATGCCACAAAATTCCATTGTATTCAATTGCCAATGAATGGTCGGGGAGATAAATATCCAATTCATGTCCATTAAGCACGTTTCTGTCATTTAAAATGATATTATCAACCCCTAAAGTTTTTAAAAAGTCAACAACTTCATTTTCTTCTCTTGATCTGCCAGAATGACCATTGCAATTAGGGCAATATATAACGCTCCATAATTTATTTTTAAATAATGGTTTGAAAATGTGTTCACATTGTTTGCATTTAACTTCAACTCTGGATGTTGTAGTCGTATTTTGGTCTTTAATGAACGATAAGATTTCAAATTTTTCTTCTATTTGAGATGATATAGTTATCATTTGTTTTTCATGCATGTCTTTGCGGGATGCATATTTACTATATCCTTTTTTCCTGTTTATAAATGGTAGAGGATTATTTTCATCATCTGTTGGGGTTGTCTGTATATTATGTTCTATGCAATAAACACGTTCAGATATTGAAAAATCATCCAATGTAATGAATGGAGTGTAATAAAAAACACTACATGCAAAATTAGGATATTTTGATAGTCGAGAGATGCTAAACGAAACATTATCTTGGGTTGAATGTTTATGAAAAAATGCAGAACACTCTTCTTTACTCATTAAACTATAATCAGAATTTAAATATTTTTGTTTCAATTCATCAGATGATCTTTTGTTTTTTTCTGTGTAATTGAATTTATTTTTTACAACTTTGTTTTTTTGACTATAATTAAATGAATTGTTGTATTTTTTATTCTGCGGAGAATATCTTAATTTTTTATTTGTAATTGGACATTTTATAATTTCTTTAATATCATTAAGTATGCAATAAACTCGCTCTTGGGGCTTCGCATTATATTCATCGAGAAATGACGTTGCTTTTATTATCTCATTTAATAAATTTTTTGATATTTTTTTAAAACTTAAGTTGCCCTTAACATCAAAACATTTACGTATTTCATTTTTTAAATTCATGATTTCTTAATACTTTGTAATTTTCATAATTATCAATCAACTAAAGAAAAAGTCAAGATTAAATCTTGACTTTTTCTTGTTATTATATAATTTCGTTAAAGTTGGCGTCTGTTCTTGTCGCTGTGAATGTTACTGTTATAAATTCTGCTGTTTTAGTTGGTTTGATAAACACATCAGCATGTAATTCATTAGCGTCAATCACTTCCGCTGTATTATTCCTTTCGTCACAAACAATCAAGTAATCATAGCAACCACCGTTTTGCTTCGCGTATTCAAAGAGCGGAGTCAAAGTATTCACGAAGCGAGTTCTTGTGAAGTCGTTGTTCGGCTCAAACAAGAAGTATTTGGCTACTTTCTTGGTTGGACGTTCAAGTGTCAAGAACAAGCGGCGAACGTTGATTCTGTCGAATGCACTTGGCTTCTTATTAAGGGTCTTTTGACCGATGATAACGATACCATCTGATGCGCTGAATGTAAGCGGGTTGATGTTGCTCTTGTAGAGTTCATCACGTTGCTTTTGGTTAGGGTTGACAGCGATATCAAGTGCTGTTGTTACGATACCTCTGGTGTAACCAGCGGGCGCACTCCATGGATATTCATTGGCATCTGTTCTTGCCATTGCAGAAGCTGCAAATGGAGAGAATGGAATCCAGACATTTTCACCAGTAAAGTCATCATAGATCAACACCCAGTTTCCGTAGGTGATGGCATATGAAGAGTTTGTCAATTCGAATTGGTGTCTGATCGGCCAGTAAACATCAGTTTGGAAATTCTTATTCTTATCGCTAAGAATCTTAGTGTTTCTTCCAGTTACAAGGAAGTGGCGGATTGGGTCAGCGATAAACACGCAGTCTCCACGACCACCAGTGTTACTTGGAAGGTTACAGAAGTTTTCAAACTTGTTGAAGATGTTAGTGTAGTTAGCACGGATATCAGTATTCGTGAGATCTTGCGATGTTCTCATCGCATCGATCTTAGTTTTAAGAGCCGAAGTGTAGAGAGTATCATCATAGTATTCAGTTCCTGCCGCTGAAGCAACTGCAAAGATGGTGCCAAGACCAGCTTCTGCAATAACATCAATGTCGTAAACTTCATCATTTCTGATGCTATCCAAAGCACGATCAATTTTGCTTGGGATGCTACCGATAAGCTTTTGCTTGATTACAGTGTTGCTGTAAGCGCCAAGCGGATAAAGATTATCAGCAAAACCAAGTGTTGAGCTTAGGGATTGGATAGTTGAGAGTGGGATGCTGTTAAGAGAGGATGAGATTTTTGCATAGTTGGTGATCATACCACTTGTCAACACTCTAACCTTCTTAGTTGGGATACCACTTGAATCCAAGCTGGACTGACGGAACTTATTGGAGATGTATGGGTTAACCAAAATCTCAACGTTGCGGCTGTTTGTGTCTTGCTGTTCCAAGAAGAATGGAATTGCTGGACCACCGCTTGGGTTCAACTGAGTTCTGAAGCTGTCGATGGAACCAACGATAGCATCTTCAAGAAGATAATCCAACTTGAAGCTCTCGGTAGCATAAAGACTCTTACGAAGCTTGAACACACCGAGATTAAGAAGGTCATCATCTTCTCTGTCATCGATGTTATAGTCAGTAAGGTTCTCCATGATTTGAGAAACGCTGTTAGCAACACCAGTTGGAGTTGCAGTGAGGCTAAACTGAAGAGTGCCAACAGGAACTGGGGTGTATGTAAACGCACCAGAAAGGTTGTTGACATAGTTTCCTGTAAGGCTCAAAGTCTGAACACCCTTAATTGCATCGTAGTCAGTCGCTGGGTTGATGTTTGTGTTGTCTGCAAGACCAATATAATATCCTTCAAATTGGCTATTGATGGTAGTTTTCGCCTTGTTAAGGACGATAACACCAGCTTTACCATATGCTGAAGTTGCGCTGAAAGATGCTGCGTTAGTAGCAGTTGTGCTCCAATCGAATAAAGTTCCTTCCAAAGCTTGGTTATATTGAGCTTCGTTCAAATCAATGTGTGTTGGTTCACCTAAGAAATAAGCGCAATTACCACTCAAGTCAAGGTTAGAAGAACCAGCAGTTGGACTGTTGAGATCAACTGATTGAACTGGGTAAAGCAAAGCGGAGTATTGACTTCCAAATCCATCACCAGAGTTAGCACCGTAAGGTAAACGATAGGTGTAGATGTTTGCAGGAGAGTTGAGAAGCTCTCTCACAGAGTAATAGAAGTAACGTTCAGCACTATTTGTAGGAGTGCCGTAAATTTGTTCGAATTCGTCCCTTGTTGAA